ACGCATCAGCATCGCAACCCGATGATCCAGAACACGGTGCCTGGACGGGCTGCTCTGCGAAAGGCCAACAAGTCGAAGTTCTTCCCTGACGTGAAGATGGTCGAGCTGTTGGAATCTCTGACCGAGAGGGGCTTTATCGCTCTCTTCGGTCATGGGGACATTTCCAAGACGCCTCTCAACAAGAACGACAGGATCAGCAAGGACGGCAAGAACCGTTCGCTTTCCTCAGGGTATCGCTCTGTCCTCGATCATGTGAGCATGCTGCGTCGGATGGGAACCGATGAGCGTCCCTGGAACACCTTGGAGACGCACTACGCCCACAACATGCTCCGCAACAACCGCATGATGATGCTGGGGGCGTTCAATCCACAGACCGACAAGACAGCTCGTGATGTGATGCTCTCCACCTGGGACGAGCTGGATCTGTCTGGGAAGAATTCTGAGCACTCGGCCTTCTTCAATCTGGCCATGGCACAGGCCCTGGGGATCAAGATTCACCAGCAGAGCCCTGCGTATGTGAGCCAGGAATTGGACCGTAGGCTGGCTCTCATGGAGCCGGTGATCGACATGCTTCAGGACCTGGGAGATCACATCTCTGATCCTGAGTCGATTGAACGAATCCAGGCTGCCTTCGCAAAGATGGAAGAGCCTGTCACCATGCTGGCCATCCATGCCCTGATGGAGCGTGGTCGCTATGAGGCTATGAGCCCGGCTGACAGGGCGTTCTTCACCAGCTCGCTCTACATCGAAGCTGATGGTGTGACCAATGGTGTGGCCAATGCCATGGCCATGTTCACCTCTGGGGAGATCAAGGAATCCTTCATCGCCAATATGGCAAAGGCGGGTCGGCTCTATGGTGGTAAGGGCAGCAAGACTCTTGCTGATCACTTCGCCAAGGACAGCCGAGATCTCTATACGAGCACTCGGGATACGTTCAAGACGATCCTCTTGGATCAGACGAACGGCTATGATGCGAATGAGAAGAGGACTGATGGCAGGCACAATCTTTGGAGTCACAGTCGGTCCCTGATGAAGCTCATGGACATGCTCCTGAAGGACTTCTCTCTTCTCCCGGATCCAGAAAATCCAGGTGAGCTGGATCCTGACATCAAGCGTAATCTGCTCAAGAACCCGATGACAATGAAGCTCTATGGAGCAGGCGCAGCATCTATTGCTACGTCTCTGGCAGATCGCCTAAGAGACGAGATCTACATCAGGTTCTCTGCTGTGGCTCAAGCCCAGGCGAAGAAGCTGAACCCTGCTCAGACGGTCTTCCTGAAGGATGCCAATGGCGACGTTCAGATGGCTGAGCAGATGTATGAGGACTTCCTGGATCTGGTCACCGACCTGACCAAATACCGCTTCAAGGAGTGGAAAAACAAAGCGGGTGAGACTCAGCAGGCTGTGCTTCGCACCCAGGTTCCTGGCAAGGATGAAGAGGGAAAGCGTATCTGGAAGAACGCTTTCATTCCTGATTTCAGGAGCGACAAGTTTGATCCGCTGGCTTTCACCATGAGCCCTGCGATGAACATTGCCTTCGATGCAAACATGCTGGGGTTCTTCGTGGGTCCCATGGTCAGTGCCATTGAAAGGACGCTTGGGGAGTCTGTGAAGGAGAACACCCAGCTCCTCCAGACGGCTACGCAGATCCAGAGCATCGTCTATCAGCACAAGTTCGAAGAGGCTGTCGCTGAGCAGATCAAGCTCAACAAAGCTAACCCGGATTGGAAAAGCTGGGGTGGTGTGCCTTCACCCAACCAGCTGCGAGACATCGCTGTCTCGCTGAGGGCCTATGCGCCTTACATCGAGACGGGTGAGCAGAACTACTTCATCACGAAGCCCAAGAACTACAACTCCACGACCAAATTTGGCATGGCGCTGGATGGGCAGTTCGAGAGCCGTGGTCAGATCCCTGGCTTCCAGGATGCAGGGGTCAGTGGCCTTGCCAACATGACCCAGGGCCTCGGTGATGGCTACATGATCCAGACAGCCATCTTGGATCCAGAAAGCCCTCTCAACACCATCTACATCTTCGATGGCATCCACTACTCGGTTGGAGCCATCGACAAGGCAGGTGTGATCGCCAACAGGGCTGCCTACAACAGCTGGCTGAACAACCCTCTGAACGCCGTCAGGAGCAGCTATTCCCCCTTCATGGCTACCATGACCATGGAGGATCTCACCGATGCGATGCTCCTTCCCTTGACCCGTGCCTACACGGGCAATCCAAGGGAAAAGGCAGCGATGCCTCGTGAGGTGCTCTTCCAATTCATGCAGAATATCCAAGAGATCGTCGTCGAAACTGCTCTTCAGGTGAACGACACCCAAGCTGTCTTCCGTGAGGTGCAGCAGTCCGTCGATCAGATGGCTGGACCGGCTCGTCCCTACACGACCTCGGGGAAGAAGATTCTCACAGGTGATGCCAGCCAGATCGCCTCTGAGCTGGAGACCATGCGCCAAGCCAAGGAGAAGGCTCGTCTGGCAAAGGCTGAGCCAACCAGGACATCTGAAGCAGCCCCATCTGCTGCACCACCAGCCAGTGAGACTCCGATCCTTGCGATCTGTCCAATAGACCACTTTTTCAAGCAGGTGAAAGGATACCTCTCGACCTTCAGCAGTGCTCAGCAAGCTGTGCTGACTGAGGCTCGTAGGTCCATGGCTGCCAAGGGCTACACTTACATTTCTGGCACTCCTGAGCAGATCCATGACTACCAGGAGAAGAGGGGTCTCGAACGTGTTTCCATGATCGGAACCGATGGTGAGATCCATGGTGCCACGGTCTATGGCGACAAGCGCATGTATGTGGTCAGGAAGCCTGGAACTCCCCCACACGAAACCCTCATCCACGAGCTGGTGCATGCCAGCACGTTCGAGAAGATCCAAGCCTACTACGAAGGCAAGCGCACTGATGAGATCACTCAGGCTGCCATCCTGAACCTTGAGAACCTGATGGAGCAGTTCCTTTCCCTGGATCCAAGGGAACAGGAGATGGACTTCAAGACGCAGCAGGCATTCGAGAACGCCAAGTCGAAGATCAAGGGTGCGCCTACACAGGCTTTGGCTCTCAACGAGTTCATGGCCTACACGCTGTCCAACCAGGACCTCGCCAACGTCGCTTCGAAGGTGAAGGCTGGACCACTCACTCGCTTGGTTCAGGCTGCCATGTTGGCCCTGAAGAGGCTCATCTTCGGGCGCAAGCATCTGCCCAAGCAGGGTGAGGATCTCTTCTCGAACCTGCTCTTCAACAGCTCGATCATCATGCGTTCTCAGCCCAGCACCTCCCAGATGTCGGCTGACGTTGTGAGCTACATGAGCACGTCCTATGGGATGAATGGTCGTCTTGCTGAGCTTCAGAAGACGTTCGATGATCTGTTTGTGCAATACGTTGATCGAGGGGATCCAGCTGGGATCTCCGAGAACGTCTTCAGCAATGCATCGAGCATCGCTGAGCAGATGGCTGACGAGCTGATCGCCAATGCGTTCCCTCACATGACCATGCAGGAAAAGTCTCTCTTCACGTCCATCGTGACAGCCATTCAGGCTGACATGCTGCGGGATCCAACCAGCGTCGCTGAGATGGAGAAGATCTATCGTCACGTCATGAAGAACCTGACGAGCGAAGATCCCTTCATGCAGGACCCTGATGCCAATGATCCGAATGATCGTGCTCAGGCCAATGCGAAGCTGAATGTCCTTCGTGATCCAAACATGTTCCACAAGGATCACCGTGGTCGTTCGTATCTCCTGCCTGTTTTCTTTGGGCTGGCAGCGACCAATGATCAGTTCCGGGATGTGCTCTCCAAGATCCCCATGGTTCCTGGTTCCAGCTCTCTGGGTCGAACCACTGATGAGGTGGTATCGAATGCTGCCAACAGGTCGATGACCAAGCTCTCCAACTACATCTCGGGTGCTGATCCCAACGCTCGGAATGCACAGCAGGCCATGGATGCTCTCATGGGCACCATTCAGCGTCAGATCCAGCAGCGTCAGGGCTTCATTGAGCAGTTCTCTTCTCCCCTTGGTTCCGGCATGGATCGCCTGAACGATTGGGGTGTGAAGAGCATCGAGTATCTTTCGGAGAAAGCTCAGGACGTAGCTGCCAACGTCAAGGCTCGAACCAAGAACAAGACCGTCAAGTGGCTGGCTGAAGCTGCCTCCATGACTGCGAAGCTGGTCACCGAAGACGGTGCCAAGGAGGTCTCTGAAGGCGTCAGCAATCTGATGAACCGCACCGGGAAGATGGTCACCTTCCGGGAGATGCTGGCCAATGTCATTGGGCGCACCGACTCCAACAAGGGCGTCTATGACCGTATGAAGATCGTCAAGACTGATGCCCAGCAGGATCGTCAGGCTTTCCGTGAGCAGGTGCCTTTGCACATCTCAGGGAAGTTCTCTCGTGTCCTCCAGGACCATGAGTGGACCACGCTCTTCAATGGGATGGCCAAGACGGATCTGGCTACCCTGGCTGATGCTTTGGGTCGTGATGCGACTCTGGATCTCCTCCTCCATAGGAACAAGATCACTGGCAAGATCCAGACGCTGGAAGCGTCTATCCAGGCCCAGGATCCTGCTCACTTCGCTCTGGTTCAGACCAAAGCGAAGGAGCTGGCTCACTTCATGAACACGGGAGCGCACGGAGACAACCTGCTGCGAAACGCAAGAGCTGTGAGCGATCTGCTGAACGAAAAGAAAGCAAAAAACCGCCCCACTGCCACGCTGACCTACATCACGCAGGTGGACCAACTCGTCTCGCTCTACGCCCTCAACGAGATCTCTTCGGGCGACATGAAGATGATGAGGAACCTGCTCCTTTCCGAGAAGCAGGGCATGGATTTCGTGCTTGCCTACCTGGAAGGCCAGCGTGAGGAAGAGGTCTCGAAGGCTCAGGGCATGGCTTTCTACAACTCCTACAAGGGCTATGTCCCAAAGGAGCAACAGGCAGGCTTGAGCCTCATCGTGGCCGATGATCGGGAAGGAAGCTTCCTGCTGGAGAAGAGCTATACCAGGGTGGGTGACTACCTTGGTTCCAAGGCTGAGCGGGCTCGTATCTCCAGGGGCTACTACTTCGCACCCGTCAACGGTCGTGCAGCTTTCGATCAGGGCATCATCCAGACTGTGCGCCCTACCTCTGGAGGCGTGGACATCACGACAGGCATGTCCCATGACGGGCTCACAGCTGGAGCCATTCAGGACCCAGCTGAAATCGCAGACATCACCAGGGCTCGATCCAGGAACAACGGACCCAAGGAAAACCTGCGTCCTGTGTTCAATGGTTCAGGTCAGATCGTGGCCTATGAACGCTCCATCGATCCGACGATGGTCACCAAGTTGAACCATGACACGAATCTGGCCCGCATGATCGGTGTGTGGCGTGGTCGTCAGGTCGAGGAGTCCAAGGCTCAGGCTCTCAACGAGGTTCTGATCGACGAGCTTCACAAGATGTATGTGCGGGACAAGACGGCTCGGCCTCTGAGTGTGAAGGACGAATACGTCAATATGTTCGATACCAAGTCTTTGGATCCAGTGCTCAAGGGTGCCTTCAATCTGGTCAACAATCAGACGCTGAAATATGCCGACCAGACCTATGGCAACAAGAACGAGTTCTGGGTTCGTCGGGACATGCTTGCTGACACGTTCGGCTACCACAAGGCCAGCGTGGGTGATGTCTGGACAGGGAATTCCCGCTGGAGCCCAGCCACTCAGAAGGTGGTGAAGGATCTCGCCATCAGCATGTTTGGCAACAAGGGATACCAGTATCTCACCATGGGTGAGGCTGGGATGCAGAAGCTGGTCAAGGAAGCCAAGACCATCATCGTCATCAAGAGCGTCATCGTGCCCTTCGCCAATGGCATGTCGAACATCTTCCATCTCATCTCACGAGGTGTGCCCCTCAAGGACATCGTTCGTGGGATGGGACGCAAGCTGACCGAGATCGACTTCTATACGAAGTCCCGGATCGAAGAGGTGCGTCTGGAAGCTGAGTTGCGTGCAGCCACCAATGATCCCTTCGAGACCAAGAAGCTCCAGGCTGAGCTGACCTCAATCAAGGACTCCCAGAAGCGCCTGAGCATCTGGCCTCTCATCGAACGTGGTGAATTCAGCTCGATCTCGGATGCAGGTCTGACCCAGGATGATCTGATCCTGACCGGGCGTAATCTCACGGGCTACATGGAACAGCTCACCGAGAAGCTCCCCGAGAAGGCAAAGACCTTCGGACGCTATGCCCTTGTCACCAAGGATACGGCTCTCTTTCAGGGCCTCCAGAAGAGCGTCGCTTATGGGGATTTCATCGCCAAGGCGATCTTCTACGATGATCTCATCAACCGTCAGGACAAGAGCGTCGAATATGCCAACGGGATCATCACCGAGGAATTTGTGAACTACGATGTGCTTCCTGGTCGAACCAGGGGCTACCTAGAGAATATGGGCATTCTCTGGTTCTGGAATTTCAAGGTGCGCTACTCGAAGATCGCTCTGTCGGTCCTGAGGAACAATCCTGTGCATGCGCTCTTTTCCACCTTGGTTCCACTGCCTCAGTTCTTGAGCAGCGGTGTGGACATGGGCTTTGAGGGGAGCATGTTCCAAAAGATGGCTGATGGAACCCTTGATCGATCCATCGGCTTCAGCCAGGGGCTGAACGCCCCTATGCTCAATCCCTGGCTGAACCTTGTGAAGTGAAGTGAAGAGCCTGGGGGATCACTCCCCCAGGTCTTTTTCCATGATGAGGAAACAGATAGCTCCTATGACGATGATCATCGCCAGATAGGGAGCTGCTGCTTGAATGGCAGCTGTGACTGCCAGGATCGCAGCCACCACCAAGACTACTGCGAGGAGTAGTCTTGTTCCCTCCATCAGCTACCCGAATTGCTCGGGCGAGAGAACCCAGCGAAGAGCCGCTTGGAAGGAGCACCAGCGGCTCCAGCCTGAGCACCGGCCACCTGGGTAGCAGGACGTGCCGGTGCTGCGTCAGGGGCTTTCGCTGGCATCCTCAGAGGCATCCGCTGGGCTTCCTGAGGGACAGCTTCAGGGGCAGCCTCAGGCACTGCCTCTTCCCCTTCCTCCACACCAGCAGCTTCGGGAAGAGCCTCTTCCTCGACTGGAGCTTCAGGCTCAGGGGCAGCTTCAGCTTCGGCAAGAGCTTCTTCGGCTGCTTCCTTCTCATGCATGCGCTTCAGATCGGCCGTGGTGATGACCGGCTTCGGCGCCGCAGGAGCAGCAGCGACCACACGCTGGGCTGGACGAGTCGGCATCGGCTTGGCACCGTTGGTGACCACCGGCTCGATGTCGATGATCGCCTGGAAGCCGGTGTCCCCACGGGTGGCCTTCAGGTCGATCTTGATCTCATGGCCGTCCTTGACGCTCACCACATTGTGGATGTGGGTCCTGATCGCGTCTTCGATCTCGGCCTGATAAATGGTGATCTGCATGTTTATCCCTTTTCCATGAGTCGCATCAGGTTCAGGAACAGGGGCGTCTGCACCCCTGCATGGATAGCCGCAATGGCGTCAGCCATATGCTCGGCTTTGGCAGCAATCTCACCCCTGTAGAGGGGAAAGTTCGCATCGGGGTAGAAGCCAACCGCAGCAGCGATCATTTCCTCTTTGGTGGCATTCTTGTTGCCAGTGAATGCCACCTTGACCTCGGTGGCAGTGACCTCGACAAGAGGTATGCCTTCAGCTCGTAGAGCACCCAGAACCCCCACGCAGATGCCATATGACGCCATGGCTCGGGCAGATTTGGAACCAACGGGAACCTCCACAAAGATCACCTTGGCTTTCCGAGCCACCATCAGAGCAGCCTTGGCCAGCTGCTCTGCCGTATGTAGATCCATGGAATTCTGACGGACCTGCTTGCCCTTGAGATCCTGGGTCTCGATCAAGCTAAGGTGAGGTGTATCAAGGAAACCCTGCTCAAGGTCAAGCAGTGCTTCAGCGATTCCCCAATTCCTCAGGCTTGGATCGAGACCCACGACTGGGATCTTCATTGGATCCCCCTTGATCAGGTCTTCTTGTTGAACAGGCTCGTCCGGGCTGGTGCGGCAGTAGGACCAGCAGAGCCACCCCCGCTCTGGGGAGGACCGGCGTTGGGACGACCAGAAGCAGGTCCGCCCTTGTGCTTGCGCCGATCACGGGTCTGGCCCTTGTTCTTCTCCAACCACTTGTCCCAGAACTCACCCACGGTCTTGCCAGCCTTGGCCTCGACAATGGTGAGCTTGGTGTCGGTGTGGAACGCCTTCTCGATGTTGTTGGTCTCACGAGTCTCGGCCGTGGGGACATATTCATTCCCCACCTTCTCGTTCTTGTTCTCCAGATTGCGGACCACGCCGATGGAAACCTGCTTGCCCAGCAGATCCACCAGGACAGGCACGCTCTTGGGAACTTCCTTCTTCGAGTCGGCGTCATAGACCTTGACGACCTTTTCCTCGGTGTTCTGACCCGCCAAGGGCGTGTCGGTGGTGAACATGCAGATGTCGTCCACCAGGGTGAAGCCGGGGAGAGGGGCCTTCTTCTTGTTCTCGGTGAGGTAGAAATTCACACCTGACCGAGAGGTGAAATACACCGTCTCCCGGTAGGTGCTTCCCGTCCCGAGATCGAATTCGAAGAAGATGGCACGGGCACCGGAAGGGGCCGTGATCGAGTAGGCCATCTTGATCGTGGTGTTGTAGATGTCGCTGTCGAAGATCTGAAATCCGCCAAGGCGATCTTCGGCTTCGACATCCATCCCCTCGTTCGTCATGTTGCCGAACAAGCTCATGATGCATCCTCTCTCTCTTGGTTCAGAGGTTCAGACGTAGAACCTCTTCAGATGGTCCAGAAGGACCTGGACATCGTTGTCGATGAAGGTCTCGTTTGGATCGAAGAGACCCATCGGCGCACGAATTCGTTCACCAACGCTCGTCTTGGTGATGCGAGTCTGGAAGACATATTTGAAGCCCAGCAGCTTCTCCTCTTCGGTGTAGCTGAGGAGCTTGCTCTGGAAGGGCTCCAGATCCTTGAGGGTCATCTTCTTGGCGGCGACGACCGTCGAGAAGTAGGCTTCCACTCCATTGTTTTTCAATGATCCCTTGATGGGAACACTGGTTTTCATCTCCATCGCCTTCTCGTCGAGAGTGTCAGCGAGGTGAGCGATCATGATAACAGGCTTGCCGAAAAGCACCACCTTCTGCTGCATGAGCACCTTGAAAAATTGTGCGAATTCACCCCATGCCTGCATCGTCTTGGACGAGGTGAGCACATACTGGCTCTCATACATATCCATCAGGAAAGTGAGGCTATCCACGATGATCCCTTGAACTGTCTTGTCATCGTTGGTGGCGTAATCGAACGCCTCATAGATCTGGTAGGGATCAGAAATTCTGTGCCCGCCATCCCTGAATTTGTTCTTGAAGGGGAGCCTCTTACCGGCTTCGCAGTTGAGGTAGAGCCAGTCACCCTGGTCTCGAAGGTTCCTCAACGAGGCACTCTTTCCAGTGCCGCTATAGCCTGCAACCAGCACGAGCTGGTCGTTGGTTTCACTCACAGGTTTTCTCCTTGGATCCAGAAGGAAGAATCCCCGAGCCAAGAAAAGACTGGGGATCCTCCTTGGTTCAGCTCTTGTGGAACCGCTTCGACACCGTGACCATGATGGTTGAGTTGATCTCGTTGGTGCTGAGCGGTGGATCCAGCTTGGCGTTGAAGGCATGCACCTGATTGTTCACGCTCATCAGATCCATGCCACTATCCACCAGGGCCAGGGCATACTTGATCAGCTGGTTGTTCCTGTTGCCTGTAGCCATCCGACTGGCGAACCAACGCTCCAAATTGTCCAGGCTCTGGACCGCTTGGAAGTCGGTCTTGAACTTCTCGTTCTTCGCCGTCTTGGGGATGAATGGCAGGGCATCCAACATGGCTCCATCCATGTTGTAGTCGTAGAGCCCACCTGCGAAGCTCTCCCACTTCTTGGATCGCTGGTTGCAGCTCTCATCCACCTCGAATGGCAGCCACGCCATCAGGTTGTTCATGAACTCCTTGTAGTCGTCGGAGTCCAATTCGAGATGGTAGTTGATGGGCAGGATGAGCCTGAAACGGTTGTGCTCATCGGTGTGCCGCTTGGTGGTGTAGATC